AATGGATCACCAGACGCAAGATTGTCTTTGGTAGCAAAGTTTGTTGATTTCACATAATTTGTCATTTCTTCCCCTTAACTTAATCTGCCACGTTTAGATTGAATTTCAATCTTCTGAATAGATAGTTCATTGCCTGAAATATTAGTCTCATAACCAGTTTGCACAACCTTGCCAGAACCACTTGCATTGACTTGTAAGGTCTGCAACGAAACACCATCTGAATACTCGTTAGTCACAGAGGGCTGTGCGTGTACTGCTGTATGCGTACCACTTCCCGCTGTTGTTGTGTTAATAGCCGTTCCACTAGACGTTAAAGACAAGTTACAAGTGTTAGTTGAAACATTAACGCAAAAGTAAGTTGTTGCTGTACTTAGTCCAGAAGGCAAAGTTCCAGTAGTTGTCAAAGTTATTGTGTTGTTCAATACAAACTCAGAGCCATCAACAGATGTAACAACCGCAGGGCTTGCATTGGTTATTGTCACAACCTGATTGTTTGGATTGTTGTACTGTGCAACCCCATACTCTGACGTTCCCTGTGTCGGAATAAAGGTACTTGCGGCTAAGTAATTAGTAGAGAAGTCAAATCCCCACTTCATCGTTACAAACTGGTTTGAACCACCAATAGCAACAATGGACAATTTCTTTAATATAGAAGTTACCGCTTGGTCACCTAGATCAGCATGGTTTGTGTAGTACAAGAAACGATAACTGCTTGTATGGTCTAGATACGTCCCATACTTACCAACATATCCATTCTTGCCAATTAGCAAGTCACCATTCCTACGGGAAAGCAAAGCAGTTGGCTCAATAGAGTCCCATGTGGTTACTCTGAATGAGTTATCTTGTAACTGCAATCTTGTGTCAAAGCAAAACACTTGCTTAACCAATGGGAAGGTTATCAGGTAGAAAGCATCTCTTTCTGAGTAAACAGCCTTTAGATTGGCTAGAGTCTCACCAGCAATCGTAGACAACAAGTCATTGCGTACATTCTTAGACAAGTCTCCCAATGGGGCTGACTTCTCAATAATTGTTCTAGCAAACGAGCGTATGCCAGAGTTAGACAAGAAGAGAATGTCCTTGCCAGTAGAAGCAATCGTATCCCTTGCTATACAACCAATACCACCAACTGTGTCACTCAAAGTCATGGTAGATGGCGTAGTTGCATTGGCATACACCAAGATTTGACGCTTACCAAAGATAATTAGAAAGCCATTGTGAGCCGCTAATCCTGTGATTTCATCTGCCCCGTTAGGCCATACCCTGTCTACATTCAAAGAACCAGCCGTTCCCGTAGACCAAACATGACCAGTCAACAAGTCAGAGAAGTAAACAGTATTGTTTTGTGTTGGCACACCTGCCACCCACAAGCGACCATAAGCCGATATAGCGATGTTTCCATTCGGAACAGTAGCAACATATCCTGACTTCTCAGAAATACGTCTATACGTGGTTGCACTTACAGTAGGGTCAAAGATCAACGGGTCATGCCCTGATTGAAAGAAGAAAGTTATTGCATTTAAGGATGTGCAATGCCAGTTGTTTGCTGTGATAGTAGGGGCAGTACCGCCACCACCATAGGTCAATTCTGAAACAGCACTAGACCCATCCAACTTAAACAACTTGTTATTTCCAGAGAACAGCACAGTCAAAGTGCCATCAGCCTGAACTAACTCATGTATTACGCCAACATCATTTGCACCCAAAGCGCCAGAAGATGAGTTAACCCTTGACCATCCTTTGCGTGAGCCAATGCGTCCGTATTGGTCAATCACACAATTGGTGGCAACTAAAGCAAAGCCTTGATTCAAGTCCAAAGGCGAATCTTGGGTGTTTAACCCGTAAAAGCCTGGTGCGCTTATGCTAGAGACTTGGATTGCTTGGCTCATGTTGCTACAAACTCCCCACGATCAGGATAACGTGTACCTTCCAAAGCAATATGGTCTGACAACATTGATTTGTATAGCGCATACGCCTCTGAGGAAGACAAGCCACCATCTTCACCACGCTCCACCAATGCTCTTGCATAGGCGTTTTGAGCCACTAAAACATCAGGTACTTGCACCACAGTAGCGTCAGCAGACAAATTGGCTTGTGCTATGGCTAAAGAGAATTTAACTGTGTATACAGCATCTGGAACTGGATAGAGAGTTACTTTTGTATCGTAGTTACCATCCACGCCATTGAAAGCATAGTCAGTAGGTGCTGAAGTTCCAGCGGGCAAGAAGTTAATGTTGCGATTCATGGTGACAAAATCAATGTTTTTCATCCCCAAAAGGCTAGTGGTATTGATTGCGTCTAAGACTTGGAACTTCTGACCAGCCCCTGTGAGGGAATAGGAAGAAGTGTTTGCAACTGTGGTAACTGTGATAGTTTGAACTAATACGTTCCAAGCAAAGGCATCCTCAATCTGACGCTTGGCATCATTGACAAACTTGCCAAGCAGGGTTGAGTAAGTAGTCTCTAGGTTAGTAGATACAGTTGGTTCACGCAATCGAACCAATACATCGTTAATTAGTTCTAAGTACGTCATTGTCTTGTCAATCCTATTTCTTCAAAGGTTGCTATAAAACTGAAGGTGCTTCCAGACTCAGTAGTTATTTTAAGTTTGTCGCCTTCTTCTAAAACAATGTAAGCATTGCCATCAAACTGCAAATAGTTCTTTGATGTAAAGTTGTAACTAGTCAATATATCAAGTGTGGTACTAGCACTTGCGTCAAACCATTGAACAGTTATATGTTTGGTAGAGCCGCCTGTATTGTGAATGTACATTACAGTAAATTTGGCGTAGTAGCCCGTAGGACAGGTATAGACTGTTGTGTCTACTGCCGCTGTGGGACTAACTCCAACCGATAATGCTCTCATTTTGCCTTTGCCTTATTTCGTTCGGAAATAGACTTGGCTTTTGCCTTTGCGTCAGTCTTGGAGTTTGCACCCCATGCTTTTAACGAAAGAAGCAGTCTTGTCGGTTCACCATTCTTGTACTCAGCACCAGCCATATTGCCCATGCGAGCCAAGAAACTTGCTCTTCTTGAAGAGTCGCCTGATTTTAACGGAGATTTTAGGTTTAGTCCCTCAGTTTTTTTATAAAACTGCCGACCAGCCTCATTAAGACCGCCTTTTGGATTTTGGTATTTCTTTAAGACCATTTTGATCTATCTTTCAAGTTTGTCCCAGACTGCAAAGGAGCCACAATAGCAAAATCAAAATTGACACCTGTCCTAAGTCTTCGCATTAAAGTGCCTGGCTTAAGATTAACCATTTTTGCAATTTCGCTCATTGATCTATATGAGCCATCATAAAAATACTTATCCTTATTAGGATCAAGTTTTTCATGCTCAAAAGGACTTCCGTAAAGTTTATTTGCTTTCCAAAGTCTTTTATATGGGATATTTAACTTTCTTGAAATCTCAGAAATTGTTAAGTTTTCCCCATTTAATAGGTATCTTTTTGTATTGCGTCTATTGTTTGCCTGTTCTATGTTAGTAGCCCATTTAACATTTTCTGGGTAATAACCTTTGTTGACATCAATCCTGTCTAATGAGTATTCTTTAGATGGTCTTAATCCAACATCATTTATAAACTCATAGAAACCAGATTCACCATGCCATTGGTGACAAACATCTATTCCACGATTCCCGTAATTTTTGTAATCAGGTGAGTTTTTTGCATAACAGCGATAAAAAAGATGTTTCCAAGTGCCATGTGAAAGAACTAGTTTTTCAACAGTTTCTTTGTCCAGACACTCTTTAATCTTCATCACTTCACCTTTTTTGGTTTCTTTGCGGTTTTAGCCGATTGTCTAAATGCTTCAGCAGTTGGCGCACCTTTGCTACCAACCTTACGCATCTTTTCGCCAGAGCCAGCCTTAATTCGAGCCTTCTTTGCCAAAATATTTGCATAAAGTCCTTGTTTCATTTCTTTTTTGCCTTTCCTGCCTCAGACAAAGCAATAGCAATTGCTTGTTTTTGCGACTTGACAACCTTGCCACCCTTGCCTGAGTGCAGATCACCTGCCTTGTACTCACGCATGACTTTACTAATCTTGGCTTGTGCTTTGGTCTTTTTCATTTACCACGACCTGCTTTTTTCATCATATTAGTTGCAGTACGCTGACCACGCATAGGCATCCCCCTTGGTTTACCAACAGCAACCACAATGGTCACAGGCATACCCTTTTTCTTGCCATACTCTTTTGCTTCTTTTTCGCCTTTTTCAGAGTAGGCAAACTTCTTTTTTCCAACCATCGGCATAGTATTTCCCCTTATTTAAGTAATTTACCAGCAAAAAATGTGATAAAACCACCAGCCATAGATGCTATGGTCATACCCATCCAAAAGCCACCCTTAGACTTGTTTGCCAACTCAAGAAGTGCCTTAACATCGGTGGCTAACTGGTGAACTTCAGTCTGCAAGGAAGCAACCTGTGCCTCTAACTTGCCAAAATCTCTCGCATCAATATCACTCATAACAATTGTTCCTTACGGGGTCGCCCCATAGGTTTCTTCAAAGTTAGCGTCTGCCTTGTTCCATCAACCTTCTCAACCTCCACAACAGCAGAAGTATCAACCTCTGTGTATTCTGGGTGTCTACGCATCTCAACAATATCAAAGTCGTATTTAAACTCGACTGTATTGCCAGATTTATTACAACGAAACAAAGCCATATTTATCCTTAAAAGAAAGGGGAGCAAGCCCCCCTTATCTTTAGACCATACGGACAATAATAATGTCCATAGTGGCTGATGCCAAGTCTGCTGTAGAACCTGACTCGTTTTGGATGCGGAACTTAACTGTATTGGCGGCTGAGACATAACCCGTCACAGTCAAACCAACCAAATCCACAGCCAAAGATGCACAAAGAACCATGTCACCCAAGGCAACGCCTGGAACTGTTACATCATCTGTTTCACCAGCACCATCAACTAATGAGCCAGCATTTAAAGTACAAACAACTGACCAAGTATCAGAGAATAAACCCCGAAAACTGTCATTGCCTCTACGAGTTACAACTGCACTTGCTGTTGCCATGATAATTTCTCCTAATTAGGTTAAAAAAGTCCCCCCACCACTAGGGCGAGGGGCGCAACTGCAATTAGGCAGGAACTAAGAGAGCGAACATAGATGCAGACTTAGCCGCACCTGTGCTTGCCGCATCACGGAGAATCTGAACGCCATACAACGTATCAGATGTGAACAGCGTAGCAAGGTACTCTTGCTTGTACTGGACTTGTGAACGCACACCAATTTGCTCAACCAGAACCAAAGAATCTTTGTGTCCCATTAAACAAACACGAGCGCCAGCAGAACCTGATGCTGTGTCGCAATTGCTTGAGACAAACACAGGGATGCCATACAAGTTACCGATCTCACCTGTGCGGATGGTATTGTTAGTACCGCCAACAAATGCTTGTTCTGTGTAACGTGCCAAGCCCATTAGCGTGTTACGGCTTGAGGGTGGGATGATGAAGAAACGACCATCCATAGGAGTATCGTTGTCATCCAAGCGCTGAATGGTGCGGCGAATAGCGGCATCGGTCAAGGCTGACTCATTGTTGCTTGCGGCAACATAAGCAGTCGTACCATCACCACCAATAAACGCACCAGTTGCATAGGCGTTTGTACCAGCACCACCATTGGTTTCGCGTCCAAGGTTAATCAAGTCTGTATCGACTTGTTTAGCCAAAGAGTAACCAGCGTCTGCTGTGTAGAAGTTACGCAGACTGTTTAAAGCCTGTGCTTCTACGATGTCTTCGATCAAACGGCTATATTCATAGTGTTTGTCAATTGCTACCTGAACTTCTGATTCCGTTGCGGCAATCAAAGTTACTTGTGAACCAGCCGCCTTTGCAGACGCAGAGCCACGGGTAGGAGCAGGAACGTGAACTACATCACCTTTCTTGCCCTTGAAAGACATCTTCATAACCAAGTTTGCTAAAACGAGGTTCTTCTTGTAAGAGGCAACAATTTCGTCACTCCATATTTCAGGAATGAAGGTTGCCGCTGTTGTTACTGTCACATTATTTGTACCTAAAGGCATGATAAATCTCCAAAAATCGATAAGTTAATTACTTGACCCGACCATCAGCGTAGGCTTGCATGATTTCATCACTCAAGGCTTCGTATCTGTTCGGATCGGTCATTTTCAGCCGAATAAGGTCAGCCCGTCTATAAACCCTCTTTCCTGATTCTCCACTACCGCCTATATCAACGCCCGCCGCCTTCAGGTTAGTCTTGCGTTGGGTTTCACCCGCATCGCTAGTCTGTTTTGCCTTAATGCCACGTAACTGCTTATAAGTAGTAAGTAATTCGTTTGCACTATCGTAATCAAACTCACCATCAGCCTTGGCAAACAGATTTATGCGAATAGGTGAAGATTTCACCCAATTTGCAAAGTCTGGGTCTGAAGCAACCTGACCATAGTCGGGATGCTCTTGCGTTAACTTTTGCTGAATCTGCATCCTTTTGAAGTCGTGAGCCGCTTGGCGACCCGCTACTACATCTGGATGGTTATCGACAGTCTGACGAATTGCCTCTTTTGGATTCTCAAAGAAGTCTACTTCTGGTGCTTCCTCTTTAATAGGTTGCTTGCTAGAACTGAGGTTCTGCTTTATGAGTTCATCTGCTAGTTTGCGAATTTCGCCTACTTCTTTCCCTTGACGATCAATTAACTTGTTAGCCTCTTGATGCATCTTGATAACATCTTCTAGACTTTTATCCCGATAAAAATTGGGAACGTCCGAAAGTTGCTCAGTTTCAGGGAGTCTTTCTTGCTGTTGTTCTTCAACTACGTCTAACTCACTTGGCGACTCATCTTCATTATCAATCAACATATTTTTCCTTTTCCTGCGTGTTTATCGTTCTCAGGACATTTAACTTGCACTTTTTACAAGTTGTTGCTTTGCTCCCACTTCAATCTATCTAGGTGTTTTCTCTCGAACTTCCCATGCTCTGACGGGAAAGAACCAGACCACCCTTCCAATTTGAAGTTAGGTGCGCTTATGAGTCGGTTGGCTGTTGCTCCGCACTCACACTTAAAACCTGTTGTCTCATAATCAACAAGTCTTTCAGTTTTATGCCCGTTTTCACAGGCAAAATCAAATAGTCTTTTCATTCAGTTCCTCATACGCTCTTTCGCTGACCTCTTTCAAGGTTCTCAGCCAAGTTAGTATTGACAATTCACCCTTTTTGAAGTGTAAAGACGCTTCGTCAGGGATTGTACTGATATTGTTCAACGAATTTATCATTGTGTCAATATCTTCCATTAAATCCTTCCAACCCTCTGTTGCCATAGTATCAAAGCGAGATTCATAGTACTTTTGCAGTTCTGGGGTCATATACCAGTTGTCCCCGTCATTTCTTCGCCCTGATTAGGGTTTCTAGGCCAAGTGATAGATATAGGAAAGCCCTCTTGATTTGTCAAATCCCTCAAGGCTTGCCTATATGTTGCCCACTCCGTCTTGTTCGCAGTTGAGTCAGATATTTGAGTCCAATCTGATTGAGCCAATAGGTAGTTTCTTTCTATCCTAGCCCTAGCCGCTTGATTGAATAAGTCTGCTTGTAGTTCATCAGTTGTCTTGTTTTCAACAACTACTGTGTAGCACATATCGCCAATCAGGTATGGTGTTGTAGGACTTAATTTCTGCGTCTTAGGATCATGGTCTAGCCATACAGTCACTTGGTGATAACCTTGCTCTATGATGAAGTCCAAGGTAACACCATTTTCTCCAAAACTTGTGTTTGGAAAAAAGGATGTGTGATCTGCTACTTGTAAGTCTTGATTTGCTATAAGCATTTTTTACCTCGTTGGGAAAGCCGCAGTTGGTGCGGTAAAGTTTGCCGTGTATCTTGCTACGCCTTTGGTAATTCGTAGGTCTTCTATATAGCCATTAAAAGCAGAACCACCAGTTCTGTCTGCGCCTACATACAATAAATTTGTTTGACTAAAGTTAGTAGCAGAAGTTCCTGTTCCGTCATTAGTGCCATTGATATATATTTTTGTTTGATTTGTTCCTGTTGTAGAGCGAACAACAGCAATATGATACCAAGTGCTAACTGATAATGTTCCAGTAGAAGTTATTGCAGTTGTTGTGTCAGTAAATACAACTTGATTACTTGAGTTTATAGACAAAAGCCAACCAGTTGTTCCTGTTCCTTTTCCTACAATTCCTCTAGCAGAGCCTACTGCATTTAAATATATCCATCCTTCAATAGTAAATACTGCTTGATTAAGTGTAATATTTACATTATTAGGGAATAAAAGCCAATCACCAGTTCCATCAAAAGACATGGAACTTGCACCCCACTTGTATTGTGTAGTAGACACTTGAGCGTTACCAACTGTCACCATATCATTTAGAGCAGTAGCATCATAGATACCAGCATTGGTAGCATTTAAAAGTAATTGAGTATTTGTGATTGCGGTTAAAGGTGCTGTCGGAGGGGTGAAAGTAGATGTGTAAACAGCAGTACCTTTAACTATACGAAAATCTGCTATATATCCTATAAATCTATTAGAATTAAAAACAGCACTATTATAACTTCCAATTACTGTAACATTATTGGCTGAATACATTGAAGCAACAGAATTACTAAGTCCTTGAACACCATTTATAAATAAATATAATGTTGAACCTGTATAACTAACAACAACATGATTCCATTGATTTGTTTTTAAAGTATTTGACGATGTAACAGTTACAGCCGATGATCTAGTGGAAGTAGTCCAGTATATAAAACCAAGTTTGTCGTTTGTTTCAATTCTAAATTGAAATGTTTGTCCAGCACTACTTCCATTGTCTTGAGTGGCTATCAAGGGAAGTCTTCCTGAGGTTGAATAATAAACCCATGCTTCCATCGTAAATGCGCCACCAGTAATATTTAATGCTGTATTACTGGCAATACTTAAAGGTGGGCTGCCAGTATCGTCAAAATACCCACTTCCACCATAAGTAGCACCTGAGTAACTTGCAGTAGGAGGTAGTGGGTTAAAGTGGTTGGTTTCAGTATTCCCTACAATAGTTAACGAATAATTGTTACTACTGTTGTCTTTAAATCTGTTATCTTGGCAAGTTAGCAAAACAGTACCACTGATAGCAGTCAACGGAAGTGTAGGGGGCGTAAAGCCTCCTGTGTAAACTGCCGTTCCTTTTACAATTCTGTAATTTGATAAGTAACCAGTTATGGTTTCATTTGTTCCATCATAACTACTAATCAACAAATTAGCCGCTAAATTAGGTAATGTTATAGATACTGTTGAAGTTGCAGATGAAACTCCATTCATATAAATTGTAAATACATTACCATTTCTTACAACTGCAACGTGTGTCCAAACATTCAATTGAAGAGTATCGGATGTAGTTAACGCTATAAGAACGCTACCACTATTTACTTGAAAATTTAATACGCCTAAATATCTACGAAACCATATTTGGCTAAGTCCAGAGGCAAATTGCGAATAAAATCTGCCATCAGATAAAGGATAAATCCAAGTTTCTATTGTGAAATCTCCTGTTCCATAAAACCAAGAGTCATTATCAGGTATTGATAAATAATCACCTGTCCCGTCAAAGTAATTACTCCAGTACCCAGTAGGTTGATACGGATTGACACTACCTTGTGTTGGAGTTCCATTTCTTGTAATCGTAAAGTTGTTTGTACTTGAATCTATAAATGTATTGTTTTGCGCTCCATTAGTCCCCGTATCATTCAATAACAAAACTGTATTTGAAAAATACGGGTCTGTTGCCGCCCCAGCCGCTACTGCTCTTCCTGATTTACTTGCCGCAAACATTAGTAGTTTTGTCCAATAGTTGTTCCAAACCAACTTGTTCCATCACTAAAGAATGACAAGATATCTCTTTTGCTTGCTGTTGATGTAATCGTTGGTGCAGTAGCAGAAGGCCACACAACAGTTGACCAAGTTACTGTTCTACTACCAGTTCCATCTTGAGCCAATATCATCACAAAACTCTTACCAGCCGTTGCTGTTGGCATTGTGATAGTTGCATTGCCAGTAAGGGTTAATTTCTGAACTGTTCCATTTGCCAAATCTACTGTTATAGCCGTACCTGTATTAGCAGAATACAAGGTTTCTGTGTAGTTTGTAATGGTTGGATTGGTTAGCGTTTTGTTAGTTAATGTCTCAGTACCTGTATAGGTAACAATAGAAGCACTAGCCAATGTTGTTGCACCAGTACCGCCATTTGCTATTGGTAGGGCAGTACCAGACAATGTGATTGCCAACGTGCCACTTGTTGTTATTGGTGAGCCAGCAACAGATAAGAATGATGGCACAGTTGCCGCAACGCTCGTTACAGTTCCACTACCACCACCCGATACTGTGACTGTTACATCGTCACCAGAATTTGTAGCAGTAACACTTGCACCAACAAAGTTAATTGTCTTTACACCGCCTGTGATGCTTGTGCCTTCATCTAGGATAGCAACCGCACCATTGGTGGACATGGTGGTAACAACTCTGATCTTCTCAGCAATATCAGCAGGCACAACCTCACCAACATTTAACTCTTGTCCTGTTGACAAGGTGATAACCAACGAACCATCAAAGTCAATCTTGGCATCCGTTACAGATACGCCATCTACGCCATCATTGCCGTCTTTACCATCTTTGCCGTCACGACCATCACGACCATCAATGCCTTGCTTTCCATCTTTACCATCTTTACCATCTCGTCCTGCTAAACCTTGTGCGCCCTTGACAATCTGTTTGCCTTTTTCCTCTAGGTTTTGATTTAGTTCATCAAATCTAGTTTCTACTTCTTGTTTAATTTTCTTTAAGGCTTGGACAACAAGTTGGGCATTGGAATTTGCTCGTTCTTTTTGTTTTACTTTGCTGTTTTTAATAGATTGCTGAATAGAGTCAAGCAGAGCCATCTGCTCATCATGGCTCATGTTGTCTACTTGAAGATTTTTGACAATACTATTGTTGTCCATTTTTGAATTCCTTTGTCAAATTATCAAGGAATTGATCTTCAAAATCAGCCGTATTTTGGTCTGTTTTTGACATCTGTAACTCAACAATCTTGCTCTTATTCTTGATGTCAGCCTCTTTGAGCATCAAATCAGCAATCTTGACTCGCTTATCGAACTCCCTTTGGTTGGCATCAGCCTCACTAGGTAGGTTTTTAGTCAAAGATGCACTCATCTTGGCTTGCACTTCTTGTGGCATCAACTGAGCCTCAGTCATTAACTTCTGAGCCTCTGCACGATTCTGTTCTGCCTGAGTAGTATTGACCGCAATCTGTGCTTGAGCCGCTTGCATAGCCAATTGTTGTTGCATTTCTTGCATTTGTTGGGCTTGTGGGTCAGGCTGACTCATCTTCTCCAACATAGCAATCAATTCCATCCTGTTAGACAGGCTCGAATTAGCCAAAATTCCCTTCAGAATCACAGGCAAGACAGGGGTATTGGGGCCAAGCGTTTGCAATAAGCCAATGAACTGTTGTTGTTCGTACTCTCTAGCAATAATTCCAAGCGTTGCCGTAGGAATGAAATTCATATCGACTGAGGGATAACGCTCTGGGTCAAACTGCATGAACCTGAAAGCCGCTTTCTTGATAAACGGGATTAAGAAATCCTCTTGGAAGTTCACCAAAGTGCGTTTGTACTTTTTGATGATAGAAGCGACAGCCATAGACATACCGCCTTGACCGCCATCTCTAGCCACATTGCTAATCATGCCCTGAGAATCAAGAGTTCCCGTTGCTTGTAACAACATACGCTCAAAGTCTTTAGCCGTAGCCAAGTTGTTGGGGTCAGTTTGACCGAACTTGAAGGGGTAAAGAATCTCAGAAGGTGCGCCATTTGTGAGGATTGCCTTGCCTGGCTTTACCTCAAACTTCATTCCTCTTGGCAAACGGGTAGCGTCCATAGCAATCATGGGGCTAGTGGTCAATGCCAAGGAATCTAAGTGTGAGCGAGTCTGTGCGTCAATAGCCTTTTGCATATTGAACGCTTTTTCTACTGTGCCTCTGCCCAACAAGCGATTAGGAACTGTGTCATCTTGATAGGTTAGAACTGGCCTGTCCTTCATCATGTAGGGATTCGCTTCAGCCTTTAGGAGTTGACCATCATTGGCAATGACAACAATGGCTTCTACCAAGTCAGAATATTCCTCTGCCTCAGAGTTATCTGGGAAAAGGTCAACAATGTCTTTGTTTTCTTCTAGATTCTCTAGGTATTCCCGTGGCACTAAACCGTAGTAGGTCAGGAGTAGAACCTTCTCGTCCTGATACTGGCTTACTTCTTGGGTAGGCTCTAGGTCAGAGTCATCTCCAGTAGTGGTGATGTTTACCTTACGATAGATGCCAGCCTCAATGCCTTGGACAACTTTGTGGATAGAGACGTATTTCTCAATCGCCACACCCATACAGTCGCTAACCGAAACACCATTGGGGTCAAACAAGAAGTTCTTTGGATTTACAGGAGAAATCTTGACAGAAATTCTTTCTCTTTCCAACACTCCAATAGCCGCTTGCCCCATCTGGTTAGGGATTGGCTGAGTGGAAGGGACATATTCCGTCTCAGTCATCACCACAACTTCGCCTATGCCTGTGCCATAGATTTCAGCCATTAGTTCAATCTGGTCAATGGCTTTCCTGATCTTGTCTTTCTTGAAGTCTTCTGTGAGTTGACGCTTAATCATCTCCACATCTATGGGGTTGCCATTGACATCTTGGATGTTGTCTTCAATGTCAAAGAAGTCACCTTGACCAAAGATTGCTTCCATAATCTCAGCATGGCGAGTCTCTACTGCTTGCTGAGTTGCAGGGGTAACAATGCGTGAACGCTCAGACTCACGGGTTTTGTCTTCTACTGCCCATTCGCCACGGAAAATGCGCTCGTACTCTAGCCAATAGGGAAGGAAGTTGGTATCTCTGTAATCACGCCAACGATCACAATGGTCAACAACAAAGGCAGTTAAGTCCTTGTCAGCCTGTGTAGGCTCATCGTAAACACCCTGATCTTCGATCTTCACTTCTTTGTCT